CAATCAGAATTTGTGACCGATCAACTGCGGCGTGCATTACCAGTCGGTGCCCGCGACGCAGTGCGCACCGTAGAGATCAGCCCGCAATTTGCGCAGTCAGTGGTCACCACTGACCCGACGCAGATCAACGTAGTGGCGCTCAGTGATGACCTGTTCGCTGCAGTGCAAGGCGCACCGCAGACATTTAGCCTCACCGCAGCGCAGGGCACCATGATCACGCTCCCCAATGGTGAGGTGGTCAGCAAGGCATTTCGCGGCATCGCCGTGGATCAGTCCGAGCGGTTCTCGCAAGTGGTGCGGCAAGGATTGCTAACTGGTGAACCGACGCCGGCCATTGCAAAACGGCTGATTGGAAACCTTGAATTTGGCGAGCAGGCAAAGACCGTGAAACAGCTTGTGGCAGCAGGCGGTCAAGCAACAGCAGTAGCCGATAATCAGATCGTTACGCTAGTGCGCACCAGCATTAACCAAGTAGCCAATGCAGCCAGCCAGCAGGTGTATGAAGCCAATCAAGACATCACTCAAAAGTATCGCTATGTGGCAACACTGGATACCAGGACCAGCAGCATTTGCCGTGCATTGGATGGCCGTGAGTTTGAATACGGTAAAGGTCCAACACCACCACAACACTTCAACTGCCGATCAACCACGGTCCCGGTGATTAACTACAAAGAGCTTGGCTTCGATCCACCACCACCGAGTAAACGTGCAGCAGCAGGCGGCATGGTGCCGGCGGACCAGACCTATGGGCAGTGGCTAGCTAAGCAAGACCTGGCAACCAAAGCCAAGGCATTGGGCGCTAGTAAGGTACCGTATTTCAATCGACTTGCTGACAAGTACGGCCCGACTGATGCCATTGCCAAGCTCGTTCGCGATGACGGATCAGAGTTAACCTTAGAACAACTACGCGCTCGATACGGTGCCTAAGAAGCCTGGCCTCTACGCCAACATCAACGCCAAACGCAAGCGCATTGAAGCGGGCAGCAAGGAGCGCATGGCACGCAAGGGTGACCCTGGTCGCCCGAGTGCTGCTGACTTCAAGGCTGCTGCGAAGACTGCGAAGAAACCAAAGCGCAAATGAGCATCACGTACCGCGGCGAGCAGTTTGAGGGTTACAACAAACCCAAGCGGACGCCAAAGCATCCGAACAAATCGCACGCGGTGCTCGCCAAAGAAGGAGACAAGGTAAAGCTGATCCGCTTCGGTCAGCAAGGCGTAAGCGGCAGCCCTGCACGCAAGGGCGAATCCGCTACTGCAAAGGCAAGGCGTGCATCATTCAAGGCGCGGCACGCAAGCAACATCGCTAAGGGCAAGATGTCTGCTGCTTACTGGGCTAATCGTGAGAAGTGGTAGCTTCCTGGCAGTGGATCCAGTCCTTTAATTCCGCTACATACCATCGCAGATCTTGCGCTTTAGCAGCGTGCCAACCGCTTCCGCTTTGGCGATACAACCGCTCGTGGCGGTCGATTGCATTTAGCAGTTCCTTAATCAAAGGATTCCAAGGTTCGCGGATTGGTGTATTCCACTCGCGGGCCATTGTTCTGGCTGCTGGTACGATGGCAGCGTAATTAAGCCTGCGGCTTATCCATGTCTGAAGAGCAACAAGCCTTGGAGTCTGCGACTACCGAAGGCGGCAATACCGAGGCACTGCAGCGCAGTGTTGAGGCGCTAGAGCGCAAGAATCAAGAGCTGATTGCAGAGCTACGGCAAGCCAAGAAGTCAAAGGCACCAGATGGAGTCAACATTGATGAACTGCTGGAATTCAAGCGCAACTACGAGCAACAGCAGCTTGAATCACAAGGCAAGTATCAGGAAGCCAGGCAAGCTTTGGAGCAGCAATTCCGTGAGGCGACGGCTCAAAAGGACCAGCGCATCACAGAACTTGAAGCCCGCGTGCGAGAGCTAGAGCTGGTGACACCAGCAGTCACCGCACTAGCAGAGATCGTGCATGACCCTGACATGGTGCTCAAGACCAAGCTCAAGCCGGAATCCATCGAGCGTGAAGCCGACGGCACCGTCGTTGTGGTCGACGGCTACGAGCGCAAGCCCGTTGCCGAGTGGGCCAAGACGCTACCGGCATGGATGCAAAAGCAGCCCAAGCCGCAAGGCAGCGGCGCGCCGACTGGCGGCAGCAGCGTCGCTATTCCAGCCGGCATGAGCAATCCATTCAGCCGCGATAGCTTCAATCTCACTGAGCAGGCGCGGCTATACAAAACCGACCGCGACCTATACGAGCGGATGAAAGCTACCGCCAACCGTTAGTATTTCAGTGTCTGCTCGTGATGGCTGCGCCGCATTGAGCCTAGGGCTGCGCCCAAACCGTAAACATCCCAGGTGATTCATCATGGCGACTCTTCGCTCTGACATCATCATCCCAGAAGTATTCACCCCCTACGTTATTGAGGCCACTACCGCCCGCGACGCCTTTCTGGCTAGCGGTGTGGTGCAGCCCATGGCGGAGCTGAATGCTACTGAGGGTGGTGATTTTATCAACGTTCCTTTCTGGAAAGCAAACCTCACTGGCGACTTCGAGGTACTGACTGACAGCTCCTCGCTGACTCCCGGCAAGATCACTGCCGACAAGCAAGTTGGCGTCATCCTGCACCGTGGCCGTGCCTTCGAGGCTCGTGACCTTGCAGCCCTTGCTGCTGGCTCTGATCCCATGGCCGCCATCGGCGCCAAGATTGCTGATTACATCGCTAACCAGCGCCAAAAGGATCTGCTGTCCTGCCTCACCGGCGTGTTCGGCAGCCTGAACGCCAACACCAGCAGCTCGGCTTTCTTCGATCTTTGCATCGATTCCGAGTCCGCTGATACCCCGACTGCGCTGAGCCCCCGTCACGTCGCTGAAGCCCGCGCCATCCTTGGCGATCAAGGCGACAAGCTGACTGCGGTTGCAATGCACAGCAAGGTGTATTACGACCTCGTGGAGCGCAAAGCAATCGACTACGTGTCGACTGCTGAAGCACGCGGCACCACCACCACTCAGTCCGGTGGTTCGCTTGTTGCCGCCTACGGCGGCGATGTGACCGTGCCGACCTACATGGGCCTGCGCGTGATCGTGTCTGACGATGTGCCTACCACCGGATCCGGTGCCAGCACTGAGTACGGAACCTTCTTCTTCACTGGCGGCGCTGTCGCATCCGGTGAGCAGATGGCCATGCAGACCGAAACCGATCGTGACATCCTCGCCAAGAGCGATGCCATGTCGATCGACCTCCACTACTGCTACCACCCCGTGGGCGCTAAGTGGGGCGTGACCACTGTCAACCCGACCCGCGCTCAGCTCGAAACGGTTGGTAACTGGTCCAAGGTGTACGAGCTGAAGAACATCGGCATCGTACGCGCCACCAACGTCTCCAACATGGATTGAGGAACTAACCATGCCTTCCTCTATTTTTGAGCTGACTTCTGACCTTTCCGTTCAGGAGATCGCCGTTAGCAAGCGTCCTGTTAAGGCTGCTGCTAACGAGGCCACCACGCTGACCGCTGCTGAGGCAGTGAACGGCATCGTGACTATGACTCCTTCCACGGGTCGCGCACTCACCACTCCTACTGGCGCTGAGCTGAAGGCTTTCTTCGGCGGCCCACTGGAGATCGGCACTGCTTTTGAGCTTGTCGTGGTGAACGTGGCCGCCGCCACTCATGCCATCACCCTGACCGCTGCCGCTTCGGGTATCACCCTTGGCGGCGTGGCTGGCATGGCAACCGTGGCTGCCGCTACCAGCGTTACCTACGTGTTTGTGTGCACCGCAGTGGGCACTCCTGCCTTCACTGTGTACCGCAAAAACGGCTGATAGATGGGGTTGTTCGCTTTTAGGCGACGCCAGGAACGTGAGGCTGCTGCTAACGCAGTGGCCTCTTTTCCTATTGCTGAGCCTGCACCTAAACTAGACCTACAGGAGCCACCTACCGATGGCAGTCGTAATCGTAGCCACCGTCGGGTCGGCAAGCGCAAACTCGTATCTGACGCTGAATGAAGCACAGGCCATTATTGATGGCTTTGTCGAAGATCCAGACGTACAGCATTGGAACACCGGTAACACTGATAGCCGCAATCGGGCATTGTTCACGGCAACGCAACGGTTAGATCGTGAACGGTTTCTAGGTGCTCGCGCTACTGACACGCAGGCATTGCAATGGCCGCGTACTGGGGTGCGAAAGCCTGATACCTACATCAATACTTACGCGGTTGGCTTTCCGTTCCGCATCACGACGGACTACTACACCGACACCGAGATCCCGCAGCAGATTAAATACGCGCAAGCATTGCTTGCAACGTATCTGCACAACAATGAATCCGGACTTGGCTTAAGTGGTCTTGAGGACTACAAGAACGTCAAGATTGGCAGCCTTGATGTGACGCCAAACCTCGGATATGGAGCTGTCGGCGCCGATCGTATCCCGCCAATGGTTGAACGCTACCTGACTGGTCTTAGAATCAGTGGACCAGGCAATTTTGCTATCAAGCGGTCATGAGCTACGCATACCCCGGCGCTGAATATATCGACGACACCGCAGCGCATACTGGCCGCTTCGGCAAGATCGTCGCGCTTGAGGATTCTGTGATCGCCAGCCTGACCGCGCAAGACTGGACTGGCAATACGCTCAGTGCAATCCCCCTCAAGGCAAGCACTGAGATCTGTGGCGTTTTTACCAGTATCACGCTGACCAGCGGTACTGTTGTTGCCTATCGCCTGTGACGCTTGCCACTTCGCTACGGTCAGTTGCCAGCAAACTGATGGCAAAGTTTGGCGGTGAGGCAACGATCCGCAGCATCACCGTGGGCGCCTACAACACCACAACCGGCGCTGTTGCTGAAACCACCAGCGACACCGTAGTGCGTGGTGTGCTGGAAGATGTAAATGCACGCGAGGTAAACGAACTAGTGCAAGCTGGCGACAAGCGGCTTGCGATTGCTGCTGCTGATGTGGCCGCGGCGCCTACGACTGCTGATCGCGTGGTCATTAGTGGTGTGCTGCATCAAGTGATCCGCGTTATTACGATTGAACAGGACAACACGGCAATCACTTACGAGCTGATCCTGAGGGCATAATGGCGCGCCGCATTAACCTAGCTGACATCGGCAACTACTCCACCGAGAAGTACGAGCAACTACTGCGCGTGGTGGTATTGGAGACTGACAGCAGGTTAAAGCAAGCTAGCCCGGTTGATACTGGCCGCTTTCGGTTAAGCTGGGCGATTAGCGAGCAAGGCACTCCGGGTTACGACGTTGGACCACAAGCCAGTCCTAGCGGCATCACGCCACCGCGCCGACTTGACTACCAAGTAGAACGCGCTGGCAACGTCTATCACATTCATAACAATCTGCCTTATGCGGAGCCTTTAGCTAACGGCAGCAGCAAGCAGGCTCCAGCAGGTTGGACAGATGTAATCGCCCGCGAGATGACAAACTGGGCACAGCAGCAAGCTAGCCGTATTGCGAGGCAAGACTAATGGCAGCAGTCAACCTCAACACCGTCCGATCGACCATTGAGGCGCGGCTGGCAACTGAACTGGCCCTAGCGCCAGTGCTGCCAGTGGTGTTTCATAACCAGCCTTACACTCCAACCCCCGGCAGCTCGTGGGTGCAATGCCTAGTGAGCTTTGGCAACAACAACTTTCTCACGATGGGCGGCACTACGGGCAGCAGCAATAGCGTGATCGGTGTGATCGTCGTCAATATCTTTACCGCCAAGGGCGTTGGCCCTGGCGCTAACTACACCATCGGCAAACGCATTCGTGACCTTTACAATAGGGTCATGGTGAGCGGTGTTCATTTTGACCCGCCAACTGGCCCAGAGGTGGTGGCTGCGCCAGCTCCTGAGGGTTACTTCCAAACTCAGGTCAGAATGACCTTTGAAACCTTCGAGGATCTTTAGCCATGGCTTTTTACCGAGGGCAGCAAGGCAGCGTCAAGTTTGACGACGCCGGCACCACTGCCGCAACCATTACCAGCACCCGCTCGTGGTCGCTGACTGTTGAGAAAGAATCGCTCGACACCACGGCGCTAGGCGCTACATATCGCGCCAACGTAGGCGGCTTAATCAGCGGCAGCGGCACTTGTGAGATCCTTTACACCGCATCCAGCTCTGATGAGACCAACGTCTTTATCGAGCACGTCAATACTGCCAATGATGCTGGCGAGGCTCTGTTTGAGCTGTACCTTGACACCAGTGGCACCA